TCAATGATCTTGCTCCAGTGATCTGATGACTCTGGCGCTTGGCATTGAAAGATCGACATCAATCGCCAGCCCCTCTCGGTTGTAATCATCGAGCACGTTGAACGTTCGCAGTTTTCGCCCGTCAGCCAGTGCGTCACTCATAAAATCGATGGACCAGACCTGATTTGGTGCTGTAGGCACACTCAAAGGATCAGGCCTGTCTCGTTTGAGACGGCGTCTTGGCTTGATACGCAGGTTAAGCTCCAATTCAAATGACATCGGCATTCTATTTCAAAACGGGCATCAAAAAACCCTATGAGATCGCACTGCGTCGTGATGGTGATCTGCCTGAGTTTTGGGCAGATCCATCGAAGGCGAATAAGCTTTTAGGTTGGTCTGCAAAACGATCGCTCAATAAGATGATGGCGGATAGCTGGCGATGGCAGTCACAGAACCCAAATGGCTACCAGGATTAATCTTTATGAATTTAGAACTTCAATTTATCGAAGACTCTGCCTAAAAACCAGAAGTTCAGTACCCCTGCCCAAAGAGCTTGATCTGAGTCGGTCCATGAGTTTGCGATGCTGGTACTGATTTCTTGTCCGTTATTCAGAGCGATCGTGAGGAGTGACAGCTTAGTGGCACAGTAGAGTGCCATAAACCAATAGGTGATAACTGGTCTTACGCTGCTCGAGAGAGCATCAACCCAACCCACTTGGGTCTGTTGCCCCTGGGCAGTGATAGCGCTTTGAAACGTTTTTAATCCTTCAGTTTCGATATCGCGGTTTGCTGTTAATTGTTCGGTTGCTTGCTTGTTTTTAAGTCGCAAGGTCTCAAGTTGAAGGGTTCGGTCTTGTATGGCCAGGTCATGCTGACGCTCCCCCTTGCGGTCAATCCATTTTAGGATCTCGGGCGTTAGTCGGAAAGCGCCACCCAGCAGGCCTCCAAGTAGTGTTTCTATCATTGTGATCCTCCCATTAGTTTTAGTTTTACCGCAACCCCGATAATGATTGCTGCCAATATGCCGGTGGTTACCGCTTTGATGATGGTTTGCCAAGCCGTACGGCGGGTATCACGCCAGGCATCCAAAAGGTCACGTAGCTCTCGAATATCGCGCGCGGCGTGTCCGTTTTCTAGACCAAGATGCGCGAGGCATCGCTCAGCGCCTTTTTCGGCGGCTTTCGTTAACAATTGATCTAAATCCTCGGGACGTAAGGCCAGCGCTTTGTTGTCTGCAGTCTTGGCTTCCGGTGTATTGTGTAGGGCTGAGGACATGACGGCTCCTTATTTGTAGTTCGAAAGACTTAAAGCTGAGGATATTCAGAGATCGGCGCTGTGCACGAGAGGATTTTCAACAACGCAGGTGATCTCTACATGCTCCCCTCGGGGACGTGCAGCCATTACTCTTGCCAAGTATTCGACAGGAGTTTCTTCGCTATTTCTTTGCTCAACTGCCATATCGTGGCTGATGGAGATCAAGTCGCTAAAGGTTGGAATCATGCCCTCCATCTCCGTTTGAAACGTAATAAGTCTTCTTCGGTACCGATTTGCGGCGGCGATATATTTACCTTCTCGCTCTGCTTGCGATTGGCTTGTGCATCCAAAAAGGTTGATGGTTGCGGGGTTGGTTTGAATTGAGTCGGGTAATGAAACCGTTACTTCGTCGGGTTTCCATGTATTCGGGTTAAAGTATTCTACCGTCACAGAATCAGCTGTCTCCTCTCCGGGCATGACGTACTGGAGTTTGAAACTGCCCTGTACAATATTTTCGGTCGTGAACCGCACGACAGGTAGTGTCTTGGTTTCATCACGTACAATGCGTACTACGCCGCTTTGCAGGTAAGGTACTGCTCTTCCGCAGCGCGCTATTCGTGTAAGAGATTCCCAGACAGAAAGTTTCTGATCAAAAACTGCATCAAAGTGGTCTCCCCTTGCCTCCCAATTTTGGTGGGTTTGGTAGAGGGCATTTAAATCAATTCGCTTGTCAGCCAAGTTGGCACCATAGGTCGCACGTGCGGCATCTGCAAATGCCCAGGCAATTGATCGTGTTGGCTGTGGTGGCGTCCAACCATCAGTCGGATTCCAAGTGGGTAACTTGCGAGTGACAATACAGTTGACCAATCTAGATGACCGCATCGATAAATTATCAGTTGCCCGCATCTTGACTGCCAGGTAGGTAATACCAGCAGGTAAACTGGGACTTGTTAAGTAACCTCGCAACTCGCCCCAACGAAGTTCATGGCCCGCTCTTGCACGGGTGTCCTTGTTGTCTGTCCTTAGAACTCGAACTTCATATCGCCCTGCAGTGACAGAGTAGTTGTAGGATCGACGGATAGCATCTGGGCTGGCTGCGTTTAATGATTCAATCCCCAAGACCTGCCACGCGCCTGAGGGACTGCCCGTATCGTCCACTTGTCTGGCTTCTACACTCCAAGAGGTACTTTTCGTATCCTGCCCACCGCTATCATTTGCATAGAACAACCCTCTGGGTAATAAAATATCTATCCCAATAGCATCAATATGAGTCTCGGGTGGATTTGTGATAAACGGGCCTACTATCTCAGATCTCGTATTTTCTGGATCTGTTTCAGCCAGCAGTTCCTGTCCGGCTACTTCCGGGGCGGTAACCACATCATGGTTAAAGAGTGCGTTTTGGTTGCCCGGCTGAATGACAAGTGCTTGTACTTCTGAAAATGATTGAATGGGCGTATCTTCGATACGAATCGCTTCTACCTCATATTCCCCCTGTCCAATAACCAGTAGTTGGTGAAGATACTGCTCATTGTCGACATATTCGGTGTATGGGGTTGCGCCTAAGTCTGGGTAAACCAGATGTCTGCCATAAATGACGGGAATGGGCTGTAGTAAGCGTGCGAAGTTACCTTGTGATTGCAGTGAATAAGTTGGGCTCGGAGCTATACCGTTTTGTGCTGATGGCACGCTTGGGTTTGGTAGTGGAACTAATGCATTGACCAGATAGGCGCCAATAACGCTTACACCTGCAGCCATTAAACCAAAACCTACTGTACCCATAGCAGCTTGAGCTGCAGCTATTCCCGCTGCTGTGGTTCCATATCCCATTATGCCAGCTGCCGCATACGGCGCCAGAACCATGACTGCTATTGATAGAACTACTCTGAGTGGATTACTTCCACCCCCGCCCCCTCCACCCGGTAGCCCTACAAAAACAACTACATCCTGATTCGCTAGATTATAGGTTGGCCAATCTGCTCGCATGAGGGGTTTGCCGTTGATCATGCAGACTGTTGGCAGGGGAAACTCTTCGATCTTTTGCCCATGCATCCAGTCAGCAATGGTACTGCCGGATGCTACTTTGAATATATCTTTGGTTGCAGGTTGAAACGGGTTTTTCGGCCAGACGATTATGGGGCCAGCGTTTTTTGAGTAGAGCTCATCGGTCATTCACGTTCTGCTCTGAGATGGTTGGCTTCTCTGTAAATTGGTAGATCCCTTCGATCCGCCAGCCGTGACTATATAGGCCGCTGGTGGTCTGGTAGACGACACCTGAATGCTGCACTGAATGTAGGATTCCACCCCCATCGATATCTAGCCAAACACCTATGTGTGCGGGATATCTCGACTGGCGCATTAAAACTGCATCACCTGTACGCGTTTGACTAACACGTTGCCAGCGCTGTCGTTCAGGGTGGTGTGTGAACGCATTTATAACTTCTCTCAGGTTCAACGCATCCAGTGGGATCTCAGGTAAATCGCGGTTGAAGAATTGCTTTTGTACCGCCAGAAAGAGTCCCCAACAGTCATAGTGATTAGGTCCGCGAGCACCCGCTACCCAAGGCTTGCCAATAAATGGACTCAGGCTATTAGCATCCGGGGCAGGCATCATCGAGTCAGTCCCGGAAATTCACGTGCTGTGTAGGTGCGGCTAGGAAAGGCTTTGTTCCCAATATCCATCATGCGAGCGCGCGCCGTGACTCGCTGAACGTCTACTTCCACCTCAGATAGAACCAGAGTGATAGGCGGATCCATCTGAGGGCCATCTAAATCATTAGAGAGGTAAGGCCGGTAAGTGATCTCGATAACTGATTGGGATTCCGCTGCTACATCCAGATAGCGCACTATCTCTCGACTTACATTATCGAGTGTCACCACGATTTCTGGCACGGGCGTGGTATCAACTGCAGGTAGGTCTAGCTCAAACCCCATGGCAACAAATTTTACCCATTCACCGCCATCCATAGGGGCATCTACTTCTAGTCTGGCCTCTAGGTCTTTCTGGTCGCGGACGACGCGAATAGCCGTTGGGTTGCCAGCATCATCCCTAAAGTCTGGATGGCGAAGCTCTAAGGTGTGAAGAATGATCGCATCGGTGGGTGCATGCGCATAAGCTTCTTGAATTGCTTCTGAAAGTGCAGGATCTGGCATTCTATCTACCTCGCTTTAGAGTGATACCCGAATGGCAGAACGTCGTGCCCGGACAGTATCGGGCATGAGTTTCCCTGTTTCCTGTTCCCGGATCACATACCAGTCGGTATCGGCTAGATAGAGCAGCTTTTCAGCAATGGTGTCCTCAAAGCAGAGTTCCAGTTCGACCTCTTGGCCCTCATCGATTTCCACTGGGTCCTCAGGATCTGAATCATCAATGACCCTATCTAACCAGCGTGTCCCGCTGCCGAAAAAGGCTTTGGCCTGAGCAGCCGAGCCACGGAATAGCTCTTCACCTGTGTCTTTGCGAATGACGTACATACAGTTCTCCAAAAGTAAGATATAAATGGGTTGGTACAGCTGGCTTAGCGGGTAACCGGGGTCATATAGGCTAGTCCCCAGCCTTCCACGATGAGCCCTGTAAAGCCCCAGTTATAGACGCGCCAACGGACGTTACTGAATGTGGCGAGATCTCCGACGGGAATAGCCCAGACGGCTTGGTAGTTGTTGGTTGGTGTGTCGGTGTAAGGTGCTGGAATAATCGTAGGGTCAGCGATTAACTCTTCTGTTGTGGCGTTTGAAAAGTTGCGATGGCCTGCTGTCGTGTTGTAATGCTGACCTTGAACAGCTATGAGCCCGGTAGATGAGGGAGAATCACCTGCATCGGGGTTGCCGCAATATGTGTCGGCACTGGAGTGTCTGGCCATGCGTGGGCGTGCCCAATTGCGTACTGTTGATTCAACGATTCCGTCGCCATTCAGGTCTTGCCTTTGGTAACTATGTGTACTGCTATAAGAACCATTGGAGGTTTTACCCACGTTCACAAATGTTCTTGCAGCTCGGTCGGGATGACCTACCACTGAGCCAGACATCACCAGATAAGCTTTGCGGCCACTGATTGAGTGCAGGTCATCGAAGGGCTGAAGTCGCCGATATGCTGAAACAGGAATTCCGTCCGTACTGAAGTCTGCGTAGCAGCGGTAGTAATCGGTTTGTCCAGAGCTGTTGGTAAAGGTCAGCGGTTGTCCATTGGTGGGATCCATCAGGACGGGTGCATAGGCTGAGCCATAGCCAGTGCCTTGGTTGCCCTCTGTTTGTGCATTCCACTCATCAATGGCGCCCCATTCAATAAATGGATTTCGGTTGATACTGTCAGCGGGACGATAGCCACCGGCATCATTATCCCAGGCGATTGGGTTTTTACCGTCGTCCGATGCATTAACTCTTGAGCCATCGGCCCAGGGGTGCCCGATCGTCATGGCTGGAAAAATACGAATACGATCGCTGGGAGCTAAGGTATTCCAGAAAACATAGTTGCTGCTATACGGGCGAATATTGGCTAATTCCGCATTAACGGAGTCAGTCATGCCATTAATTGCATTGGTTGTGCGGCTGTCGTTGTTTGCAATGGCTGAATCAATGGTGCTATTGATTGAATCTATCTTGCCTTGCACTGTTTGGTTCAAGGCCGAGGCTGCCGCAACGGCATTTTGTAGATCGGTTTCTACGGTCATGTTTTGTTCCTCTTTGGGGTATACGGATAAACGGGGCGGGAATTAGAGCAACTTGTCGATCTCACCATCGGTCGCGGTGCCTGCAACTACATCTTTTAACACCTCTTTCAGGGTGTTCTTGAAGTTGTTCAGTTGGATATTGGCGTATGTGAACTCATGCCATGCGGGGGCAATGGCGTAACGGAATCGAAATGTATTTGAAAGCAAAGTGTTATTCGCATCGCGATAGTCAGCTGCATTGCCACGGGTAATTGTTATCCCCGAATTATCGGCCGGGTAAGCGTTACCGTCCTGGGCTTTAATCCAAACTCCGCCGGATGTGGTATCTGCAGGATCTGAAACACCAGCTGAGAAGAACTTCGGTGGCATGAGGTTCCACCACAACCGAGTATAAGCTGCGTTCCATGGGCTCGCTTGTGTACCCGCTCCAGTGCCTTGGCTGCCGTTACCATCAATTGTGATGAGATTCCACGGATTCCAAATCTCTAAGGGCGATCGTACGATCAGCTCTAATGGAATCATGTAGCTGTAACCTTCAACTACATTGGCTTTTGTGGTGCGTGCGACATAGAGGGTTGGGTCATTAAAGCCTCGCCGCGCCACTGTGCGGCCTGCTGCGTCGCTGCTACCGATTTTGTAGGTGCGGTTGTATTTCGCGAGGTTTGCCTGAGCACTGCCGACGACGTTGTAGGTTGTGAAAGTAGTGCCGTAGGAGTTAATCGCTTCCGGAATATAAGCGCCTTCCCCATCCAGCCCCCATACTTGTGAGCACAGTGCATCCATGCTGTCTTGATCAAGAGTAAAGCGAGCCAGACCAGATAGGGCTAAATCGACCCAGCTAGCATTTGAATTGTTCCGCTCTCGTAGCCGGTTAAGTGCCTCATGATCTTTGATCAGTTTGAACCGGTTGGTGTCATCGATAACATGATGCACAGCTTTATCGAGATCAAATGGGAAACGGTCCTGAATGGTTTGAACATCCATTGGATGTTGATGGGGTGATGTTCCTGTAATCCAGTTGATTGCGCCACCATAGCTACCATCGGATTTTCGGTAACTTGTAATGGTTGGTGGTGTGCTAGAAACTGCAAAGAATGTGTCTGCTTCAGCTCCTACCGCTCGCGCCCCAAGAGAACTGCCGACTAAACTGGTGCCATTCCAGCGGATCTCGCGAAGATGAGAGTGCGATTCAGCGTCTGGTGAAGCAGGGGACTTCCCATAACTGGTCTCTACATACAGTGTATCGCCGCTGAGTAAGATATTCATTTCATCGGCGGTAAGCGGCACATCAAGTGCATGACCATGGGTACCTCCAAAGCTTGAAGCGACAACTCCGAACGAGATGGCTGGTGTCTGGTCGCCTACCGTGTAACTGGTTTTAGTGACTCGATCAGCAAGTTTACCCACTGAGCGGGCTCGCAGCCGGTAGTTCACGTAGGCGTACTCAGGAACGCCGTTGTCGTCCACTAACGTGATGACCCCACTTCTGAAAGAGCCGTTTTCGGGTAGATCCTTAGCGCCTGAGAAGTTTAGCTTCTCGGCGAAGTTGAGTAGGTCGCGCAGCTTATTGGCGTTCTCCTGATGGCGGAACGATTGAATTGTCGTGTTAAGTTCGCCCGACACAGGCAACTTCTCTAGCCAAACTTCAAGGTATAGAAGATCCAGCCTTGTATCTTCAAGCGAATCAGTAAACAGGTTGCGCATGTACCTAGCTTGAGTATCGCCAGCGGTATCGATACTGACGGACCCATCACTATTGAGTGAGATACCTGTTGGCTTTGCCAGGACAGATGGCGGTACGTCCGGGGCGCTGAGAATAGCTCCATCTTGGTCAATTAATGTTGGATCGTTATGTGTAGTGCGCACATAGTAGCCATTGACGATGGCACATAGCTCGCCCAATCCCACCATACGGTAGTAGTTGGGGTGGTTATGCTGAAACTGAGCGGTTGAGGTCACGGTGAAGGGGCGATGTAGCGCCTGAAAACCATCGTCTATTGAGTAGTTTCGGGTGCTGTATAGGCCTGACCCACCCATGCCGCGCAAAATCTCGGCGGTGTAGGCTGATTCAAATCCGTCGACCAGAAAATCTTGCTCGATTAGCCCTTTATAAACAGGGGGAATGCCTGGCTCAATTGAGTCTATTGATTGATTCAGGCGATTCACTTCACTGTCGACATGAGCCGTCAGTTCTGAGAGTTGGTTGCTGTTTTGGGTAAGCTGAGTGCTGACTTCTCGATCTTCGAAAAAGTCCTGAAGATTTTCATGGGTCGCGTTTATAAGCGCTTCAGCTACTTTGGCGTTGTGCTCCAGCAGTGGCAGGTAGTCATAATCAATTTTGCCATCCAGCCCGGCTACCGGAACTTTACCAGGCGCAGATTCAAATGAACCATCATTGCTGGTGACCACGGCCACGGCTTCATCACGATAGGTGAGGGTTGTGTCGCGCGCCAGTTCAGTCTCTTCCAATGCCGTCGCAGCAAGCTGAGCACTGTCGTTTGAGGCGGTAGCACTTTGCGCAGATGCTTGTGCGCTGGCAGCTGCGTCATCGACTTTCTCATCTAAGGTGGCTTTGCGCACATTAACGTTAGTCAGTAACTCGGTCGTTGCTTCTGTGAGTGCTGCCACTTCAGCCATTAATGGGCTATTACTGGTATCAGCCATATTGGCTCCTTTGGAATTAAGTAAAGGCGTGGTGATCAACCACGACTGCTTGGGTACGAATCAGTTGAGAAGCCATACGGGCATAGGGTGAGATGACAAGGGTGTCGGCGAGCTCCACATAGTCAGCGCAGGCGTTTTCTGCCTGAGCTGAAGCGCTTTCACTTGCAAGAGCTGCGCTTGCTGCTTCCCTTGCTATTTCCGCTTGTTGGCTTGCCGTCAGCGCGGATGACGCTGCCTTCTCGGCCGAGGTTTGAGCGCCTGCTGCGCTTTCATTGGCTTGTGTTTCTGAGGTTTGAGCAGCTTTAGCGGAAACATCTGCATCGTTAGAAAAACGCTCGGCTGCTGTTGCACTGTTTTGTGCAGCTGTCGCTGCACTTGAAGCTTCTGTGGCGCTAGTACTGGCTGCAACTGCCGAGTTGGACGCTTCGGTTGCCAACGTACTTGCGTTGGCTTCAGAAGTAGAGGCACTGTTTGCACTCGTGGCCGCTGCTTTGGCTGAGCTGCTTGCTGTTGTTGCTGACTTGTCTGCACTCGTGGCGCTGGTGGCTGCAGCACTTGCAGAGTCGGCAGCTTTATCTTCAGATGTTTTGGCCTCATTGGCGGATGTGCTAGCTTCAGATGCCTTTTCGGTTGCTGTTTCGGCCGATGTTGAGGCGTTGGTTGCTGCCGTTGTTGCTTGCGATAGCAAGCTTTGTGCACCGGTATTAATTTCAGCATCTTTATCCGCAATAAGCTTAGCGGGTGAGCGGACGTTGCCACCCTCGGTATCTATTACCTTTTGGCTGTCACCATGCGCCCAGTCGTGTACCAGGTTTGAGTCTGTTTCTAACTGGGAAACAGAGCTGTCTAAGCGGTCTTTAAGCGACATAAGTGTTCCCTAAAATTTAAGTTCAGGCATCTGTTCGTGAAGCCACTTGTGAAGTCGATCGGCTAACTGCATCGCCGAGTCGCCATAGACGGAGGCCACGGCGAGCTCTTCTGCGGTCAGTCTTTGTAGGTCACGAATCTCCATGCGAGCGCTTACTCGCCATCGTTTCGCGGGGAGTAGTTCTGCCTGCCAGGGGCCAAGAAAGCGAGCTTCAACCGCTTGGATATCCAATGGCACTGCCAGTGGCATCACAAACCACTGCTCCCCCATACGGGTGTTCTGCGCCCACCAGGCATCAAAGATGGTGAGCCCATCTTGGGTAAATCGCCACTCCGCGGTCACTTGATAGTTAACGCTGAGCGAGCGCAATCGATGACGCGCGGCGCCGGTTTCCATCTCAGTGCGCAGTAAACTGGGGCGAGGTGAAAGGCTGTACCCCTCAACGAGTGGGGGCGGTAGCGTTTCAGGCCAGAGTGATAGATTGTTCACGGTGGTCATCGCACCGCTCCATATGCTGGGTTTAGTCCATAGCGACGTTCCAGCGTCGGAGCAATGCCGGTTCCTTGGCTAATGGCTCGCGCCATACGTCCTTCAATTTGTTCAATAAATACATCGAGGCGCAGGCCTCCATCGGGTTGCTGATGTTGCTGAACACGGGCATCCACCCCGCTGGCTTTGTTGATAACGTTCACTTCAACGTTGACGGGAGCGGAGTTGCGTTGATCCTTAAGGGCGCGGATTTGGCCAGGCGTAAAAACGGTCTCACCACGTTTGGCGATGATTGGAATTTCTTCCCCTATGACTCCACCGCTGTGAAATTTAGGTGCCCCGGCGAATACGGATGGGCTTACCTGTCGCGACTGCAGGCTGTCAACGCCAATCACTCCACCGGTATGTGCCGCACCAAAAAACGCCCCGAAATTGATACTACCTAGCGCATTTGCTAAGGGTTGAGTAATGCTTTGTCGAATCTGGATACGGAGCAGGTCGGCGATAATAGAGTCCGCAAAGGACTTAAAATCAAACTTGCCGGTAGTTACAAATGAGACCAGCGCATCTTCCATTCCTTTGAAGGCATTGCTCACCAGACGCTCGGTTTGGGAAGCCATGTCTTCGGCTTCCTCCAGAACGGCTTTAAATCCGCGGGTTAAGCCATCCTCCCAAAGACGTGAGCTTTCGAGATCTTTGGCGCGCGCCTCTGAAAGCATGTTCTGATAGATAGCTTCGACTTGCGCTGCAAAGCTGGCATAGCCTTCGCGCGTTGCATCCAGTCCTGCCAGCGCTTCGTCGCGCCATTGATTGGCTTTGATACGGGCTTGGTCGGTTTCAGAACCGAGACCTAGGTAAGCTCGTGTGATTTCATCGATCGCTTCTCGATGGTTTTTATCCCGATCAATAGCTGATTGATCCTGTTGTTCGAGTATCGTTTTTGAGGCGATAAGATCGCGGATCTGCTGTGCTAGTGCTGCCTCTGCCGTGGTAAGGTTTTGTGTCTGATCCAGACCCAAGCGGCGGAGCGCTTGCTCCTGTTCAGTTTTCAACATGGCCTGATTAACGGCCGTTTCACTCTCGGAGCGGGCAGCGATGAGCCGTCGCAATGCACTCTCTTCGGCTTGCAGGTCAGCAATGGCCGCTTGAATACGTTCAGAGCGCTTAGTATCGATAGGCGCCAAGGGTGGCGAAGCAGGTGCTAACGGATCTTCAGGTTGCCCATTCTCATTCGAATAGGTGATTGTGCCGTTTCTGATTCGGTCGATCTGTTCTCGTGCTCTTGATGCAGCTAATTCGGCTGCTTTTAGGGCGTCAAGTTGATCTGAAATCGCTCGCGCAGTCGCGGTAAATTCGGGGTGATCTTGTGCCAATTTCCAGATGGAAGCACGGTACTCATCGACTGAGGTGACGCCCATCTGAAACCAGCGGCGTGTCCACTCAAGCTTCTCTTGAAGATCAGAGCCCACGCGTCCCAAACGATCCCAAATCGATCCGGTCCACCATTCGGTTTTGAGCTGCTCCATTACATCCGCGACATTGTGCTCGGCGGTGATCAGCTTCTCCGTCCAACGAGCCAGTGCTTCATCGCGAGTTGCGGCGGTGAGATCCTCAATGCTCTCTGCAGCGCGTTTGGCTTGTGCCCGGATTTCATCCAGCTCAGCCGCGTGATCTGAAGCGGCTTGGCGTGCTGCATCCTGGCTACGTGCCAGCTCCCAAAGGGCAAAGCCCGCTAATACTGCGATACCGGCAGGGCCACCGACCAGTGCCATGGCACTGCGAAGTCCTACCATAGCAACAGATGCTAAACGCGTCGCACCTTCGACCACGGCCAGACGAGTGGCGGCAATCAGAGAGACTTGTGCCATCATACGAAGGCCAATGATCGCACCGGCATTGCCAATGATCGTGGCGTTCATCAGGGTTAGTGCCCCGGCTACAGTGCGGGCAATCAGCAGAGCTCCTAGACCTTTAATGGCAACATCAGCATGACGAGCCATAAAGCCCAATGCATCGGCGCTAGTACGAACGACATCGCCAAGCGACTCACCTAGAGCACGCGCGGCTTCATTGCCACGCACGGTGGTTTCGCGCAGATCGACAGCAATATCCTTGAGCGCATCATTCAGACCGCCGGTACCCACTTCTCGGGCGAGGCGTGAAAGGTTGTCCTGGATGTTGCTGACAATTCCGTTGAGCGTGGCCATCTGTTCCGACATCGCGCCGGAAAACTGCACCTGACCGATACGTCGCAAGTAAGACTCGATTGCTTGGCTCTCTTTGGCCACGGTGGTACTGACATCCTGAAAGGTGAAAGTGACCTGCTCGCCTTGCGTTCGCGCTTTGATGCCAAACTCTTTTAAGCGTTCAAACTCACCGGTGGTGGCATCGGCGATCGCTTCGACAAACTGCATCAGGTTTTTACCCATCGCCGATGCCGTATTGCCATACGAGCGCAGGGCCTGTGCCGAAGGTTCAAGCCCGAGTGATTGAAGACGGATAAATGCCTCGGTGATGCGCTCAACATTGAACGGTGTCTCCGACGCGAAGTCTTCGATCATGGCAAACGCCTGATCAGCCGCTTGAGCAGATCCCGTGACGGTTTTCAGACTGGCGTGCAGTCGTTCGAACTCTCGGTTGCTCGATACGATAAAACCCAGCGCACGACTCGCACCTTGAATACCGGCATAGGCACCGACTAATCCAGCTGCCTGTTTGAGTACACCATTCAGTGCCCTAGCAGAGGCATCAACGGCTTTAAGCCCAACTGATACGGGTTGGGTTGACCGGGTAATCCGATCAAAGGCTTGAGAACCTTCTTTACCTAATTGCCCAAACTCGCGTTTGAGTTTGTCGCCTCCGGTTGCCTGAAGGCGAATGGAGAGCTTTTTCTCTTGTGCCATAACGCCTCGCGGTTAATGGGGTTCGGCATCACGCTTGGCCAGCGCAACACCGAGGGCTACTTCAGGTATGAGTTCGGCCATTGCTTGGGGTTCGTAACCCAATGCGTCACCCAGAGACAGAGCCAGAGCTATTGGATAAGGATCGGTGGATTGGGTGACCAGTTTGTTGGCGAGATCCCATGCTTGCCAGCCAACATCAGTCGTTAGCTGGTTTTCGATGTAGGGGCAGCGCTCGCCTTGTGCGTTGATTTCGCCTCGGGAACAGGGAGTGTTTTGCTCTCTACATCGACCGCAGTAGTCAGGCCCGTCTCCGAAGTGCCATTGGATTCGGGCCCGGATGCGTTTTTTTCCGCGTCCAGCAATTCGCGCATGCCGGTGTACTGTTGGCGAAAGCGTTCTGCAATCATCCAGTAGGCATCAAATAGATCGCGGATTCCCTGAGCTTCAACCTTGGCAGTTGTTTCGCCCTCGGCATCTAAAACGCCTTCCCATTCGAGGATGGCGGCTTCTGCAAGGCCTTGGGTTAGGTACTGTTCGGCAAGCGCCTCGCGGGTCGGCTCATCGTCCAGATTGGGCAAGTTATCTGTGGCGAGGCCTGCTTCTTTGCAGTTACGCCACTGTTCGCCTAGCGCTTGCAAGCGCTGATTCATTCGCGCCCGCGCTTGATAAAAAATGGCACTGGTACAGGGGCGAACCTTAATTCGAACATCCAGGCCCAGGTCTAGCCAGTAGGGCTCTTTGGGGAGTGTGAGTTTAATCATCAGGCCCAACCCTCCAGATCATTAACCAGTGTGATGGTGAGCATGCGTTCCAGAGTCTGGTCGCGAGCCCCCTGAAAATCATATGAGGCCTCAATACCGCCCGGGCCGCTGATACTGCGTTTCGGTTTAGGCAGATAAACTTCATGCGCAGTGATGCGCAGCTGTTTATCGGCATCAATGGTGTAAGCAAGCTCCAGGTCAATCGGTGTGCCGCTGCGAGCCAACTCCATCAGTTCTGAGTTGCCGTAGCGCACAGAGATAGAGCCCGTCAGGGAGCCCATGCCCGGATCAATAGCTTCGATCTTGCCATCATCACGAATAGTCTCGATGCGCTCTAGGTTGTTTGAGTAGGTTATCGATGCAGAGGTGACATCGGCTAGTGGTTGACCACCGCGTGTAACGGAGCCTTGGAACTGAGAAAAACGTGAGTAGATCAGTTCAGCCGGTGCGCTATCGATAGAGGTGGCAGCGACGGTTTCGCTTTGGCCCATCAACCCAAGTGTGGCTTGCGCTTCACCGGAGCGCTGAAAGTTAAGTGCCAGGGTATTGGCTCGCACACCACTGAAGCGCAGGTACTCGGGTACTTCTGGTAGCCCCATCTCCAGCGTCATGCTTGGGAGAGTTGTTTTTCCAGAGGTAAATTCATGGGTGTAGGGCCCTGTTCCTGAAGTGGTTGAGTCTCCCAGTAGCGCCTGTAGCCAGAGGCCGATATTACGCAGATCCATAGGTACCAAGATATCGCCATCGACATTAATTACGTCCTGAAAAGGTGCCGAAGGGTCTCGACCCTGTCCCAGCACACTGGATTCGATCAACCCTTGCTCGGAGTCGAGTGACGAGGAGACAAAGGGGATCTGATAGTAATCACCACTGGCGGGTGATTGGCCGTATTGCGACTCAAAGCCGAGCAACAGACGGCTGTTCCATCCATAGGCACGTGCCATGGCGTTCTCCTTTAAGGTTAATTACGCCAGTGGATGGCGTGTGTTGAATTCAAGAAAAATAGGGATGGTTGCGACCTTGACGGTTGCACCGCCCTCAAACGATTCGGTTGAAAACTCGGGGCTGCCGGTATGCAGTAGATCTACTGCATCGTTCAAGTTGCCGGCACTATCTAGTGCGACACCGAGTCTTTGCAGCAGTTGATCAAATTGTTGATCACGTTCGCTTGATTGGGCCTGTTGTACCCAAACTTCCAGCTCTATGCGGTGTTGGTACAGGTAACGCAACGGAGACAGCAATACCTCAGGCTCACCGGCATCTCCATCACGAAGGATGAGCAGACCTTCATTCGGAATTGCAGTGCTCAGTACTTCGTTACGTTTGACTAGAATCGGCATGAGCTTTTCAGCCAGAAGACTGTGTAAGGCCGAAATGGCTTGTTCTCGCCGGGTCAAGTTTTTCTCCATAATCTATATGGCTAATTACCCATACTTTATCTATACTTGTACAATGAGTGATTCAAATTTCGAGTGGGATGAAACAAAGGACCGAGAAAATCAGTCCAAGCACGGAGTGTCTTTTCATGCCGCTCAATATGCATTTCTGGATCCTCAGCGCGTAATTGCTGAGGACTTGGAACACAGTCAGAATGAGCCACGCTACTATTGCTTTGGTCTCAATGCTGAAAATAACGGTGTACTCACTGTTCGATTTACATATCGCTCAGGCCGAATCCGAATTTTTGGAGCAGGTTACTGGCGAAAGGGGAAAAAGATTTATGAGCAAGCAAATTCACTATAGTGATGAACCTATTGGTGACATCAGACTGGTTGCCGATTTCTTACCATCACCAAAAGAGTTAGCGCTACGAGACGATCAAACTAAGATTACGATCTCTTTAAGTACCGAGAGTGTTGTGTTTTTTAAACAGGCAGCTAAGAAGCACCATACTCAGTATCAAAAGATGATTCGTGAGCTATTGGACGACTACGTTGCGCGTCACAAAGCTTAATTTTTATTGCTCCAATACTTCAAAACGAGTCGAGGAAGTTTTCGGTGCCAGTTAGCTGCCTCAGAGTCAAAACGAATGAGTTTCGGCATTTTGACCTGGGGTACCAGCCAGAACATCACTACAGAGGTGAGTCCGCGGCCGGTGTCTCGCGAGCGTTGGCTGGCCTTTCGAAAACCGCGTAACTCTCCTGTTTTGCGCGAGTAAGAGGCGCGCATTTGGTTGGCTACCAGCAGGGAAGGGCCATGCTTGCGGTAGACAAACTGCAGCCGTATTCCGCGCGCACGCTCGAAATTCCCGGGCGTTACTTTCTGGCCCATGACCCGTTTGGGGGCATTGGGTGTTGGTATGGCGAGCCAGAACCCGTCTTTCGAGCGAATCACCGTACCCTCGTCAAAACCGGATTGGATCTTTTCGGCTTTGGTGTAGACCTCGCCGGCTGCATGCAGGCTTCGGCCACGCTGCGGATAGACATCACCGCGCCAGGTTCTGGCGAGACGTGTCCCCAAACCTGCGGCTGTGACTTGAGCACTCATCCGGTTTTTTAGCCCAGTAGTTGCCTCTTTCACTGCAGCGGTGACGGCGATTTCGGCGCGATCGATCTCTGTTTCCAGAAACTGTTTTAAGTTGCCTTCAAACGCGGCGGTCAGTCGCAAGGGATCGCCTCTACGGTAAAGACCATGCGGTGCAGATCCAGTGAAGGTTCGCCCTGTAAGCGGTAGCAACGATCGTTCAAAACAATCTCATCTCCAGATTTGGGGCCGGGTACCTGAAATTTTTGGATTTGAAGCTCGAGTGTTTCGCTTTGGATGCGGGTATCTCGGTAATCGAGGATTACATCCGGTGCTTTGGGGATGACCAGGATCACTTGTTCTTCAGAGCCCAACGGCCGAAAGAGGGCAGATTGTCCCAATCCCTGGAACATCTGCCCGATCGCCTTTTCAAACGCCTGTATCACGGCAGTGCCTGATAGCTTTTCCAAGCGGTATCACGCTCGGCTTGAGTGATATCCCGATCAAGCACCTCTTCCAGCGCTTTGATCAGCGGCTTACCGTCTTTACCAAAACCATCCTCGCTCAATACCGCGATGGCATCGTGCAATTCTGATTCGGTTGTTGGGGCATCTTCAGTGCTTGAAGCATCTGTTGCCAGTGCAAAGCCCTTCGCAATCAGTGCTTTTGCCTCGGCATCCGGCAAGGCCACCACCGATTGCGGTGGCACCTTCCCTTTGTCGGTATGCAACGTGATGAGTGTGCGTATCTGCATTATTTCACCCCTCAGGCAACGGTTGCGCAGAACGACGCGTTCGGACGGTAAGGCACCAGCAGCGGTGCGGACTGCATCAACAACCAGCGTAGCGCTGGATCTTCCTCCAACCAGGATTTGGTAAAGTATCGGCTCGCTCGGTAGCCGGCTTTCTCGTCTTGAATCACGCCGTAACAGCGGGTGCCTTCGAGCAGGCCCTGGCTTGAAAGAATGACGGTGTAGTCCGGCAACATATTGCGTGAGATACCGGCATCATCCACATAGGCATCGTTGTAGACCCAGAAGTCGAAGTCACCGACGGAACCTACATAACGCGCTTTATCGTTGCCCTGGCCGCGGATCATCGGATCAATATTGAGGGTGTTGCCGGTGCCGCGACGCAGCTCCAACAAGCGCTCTACCTTGGCGTCATTCTTAAAGACACGCCAAGCGAGTGGATCCATCACCACCGTGCGGGCGGCCGCACCTGATTTGATCTGTACCAGACCCGCCCAGTCCTCGATATCATCCAGAACGTTAACACCGGTTTCGCCCCAGCGTTGGCCACCAGTTAGGGCAACGGTCAATTCTGTGTCGCGCTGAAAGTCGATCACTTGTGCTGGGTAGTCTTCACCTGCGACAGTGATCTTACCGGTGCGCAATGCCTCGGCTGCCATCACCTCTTCACGACGAGTGAGGTTCTCGACCTGATTGGTTAGCGCGCGATTGAGCGCGGCCTCACGACGGTTCATCGGTGCGAGCGACCCACCAATGGTCTCACCGATTAGGCGCTTCAGTGGCGCGTTGGGGTCGAAACGGCGTTTATCTTTGACGTAAGCCGGTTTGAAACTGCGAGTCTCAAACCCTTCTGCTGATACAACTTTGCCTTCTACCAGTGGCGAGACGAACGGCACCAGGCGTGGTTTTGATTTATCGATATCAAAGTGAATCTCTTCACTCTCCTCGGTTTGGATCGAGGGGAAAAAGGTGTCCAGCAAAAACGAGGCTGGACGTTCCAGATGCTCCACCACCCGGTTGAGCACGTGCGTTGAAAAAATATCCATGGTGGGGACTCCGGATTAAGGTTGATTGGTTCGAATGAAAAGAGAACGGGTGCGGAAGCTTTCAGTGACGCTCGCCAGCGTATGGCCGCTGCCAAGGGTCAGAGCATGAGCATTGAACTCACCGGTCAGAAACAGATGTCCTTCAACATCCGATGTGGCATCGATCGGTTGCGCGAGAATCGCCACTGGTACTTCCGAACCATCGGTTGCGGTGGTGGTGCTGAGCACATAGGCTCCGGTTGCTGTGATTTGACCCAGCACTGCCCCCTGAGGGAGCGCCTGCCCACCGGTGATGGTCGCAATACGCATGATGCGCGGAAATTCACCGGCAATTAGATTTTCGGGTGTGAATACCCCTTGGGTGGTCACGCCACTGGCAATGCCCTGCAAACTCATAGTGTACCTCCGCGAGAGTAACGCGCGATGCGCTGAGCGATGTTGTCCGCATCATCCGATGCACTCTCATCTGCCGGTTCTATCGCTGGGTTGTGCATCTGCGCCATGGCAGATTCAAAGCCGCTGGTATGACTGACGGGTGAGGTTGATTGTTTAGGAGCCGCGGACATTGCAGCGGTTGCCATATCCACACTCATATCGGTAGCAAAGGCCAGATGACGGGCCAAGGATTCACGACCCTCGGCTGTGTCAGAGTCCAGAATGGCAGCAATGCGCTTACGTTCTTGCTGACGACCCGCTTCAATCGATGGGGTATGGACGGCACCTGCATTGGCCTGCGTCCACTCTTCGTGAAGCGCCTGAATCAGTTGCGGGTGATCGGCTTTTAATGAGCTCAGTGAAAGCGAGGTCTTCGGATCGACTGAACCGCTCGCCTCCAGGGTTGTGCCCGATTGGGACTGTCGGTTGTGTTGGTCAGGCATGTCGGCCTCCTTGTTTGATGACAAAAAGCCCTGCGCAGAGGCAGGGCTGGATTCATAAGTTTGCTGGTTGTTAAGTGCTTGCAGGGTTTGATCGAGCGTACTGATGCTGTCGGCTAAGCCCTGTGCAACGGCTTGTGCCCCGATCAGCAGGTCACCCTGCCCGAATTGTATTTTGACGGTTGGAGGATCCAGTCCCCGGTTTTTGGCAACTGCTCCGATAAATATCTCTGCCAGCGCATCGATGCGAGATTGCAGTCGAGCGCGGTCTCCTTCGTCTTGAGGATCGAGTCGTTTATACGGGCTTTGGGATGAGACGATCTCGAACTGCTCGGCATCGTTTGAACGTTTGTAAATACCGACCACACCGATAGAGCCAAGGGAGGCAGTTTCGGAAATCACGATCCGTTCGCAACTAGAAGCGATCCAGTAAGCACCGGAAGCGGCATCCCCAGAGCAGTAGGCGATGATCGGTTTACGCTTACGGGCTTGGTAAATCAGGTTCGCCAACTCGGCGCAGCCATTAACCTCACCACCGGGTGAATCGATGTCCAGTATGATCGATTGAATCGCTTGGTTATCCAGCGCTTGGCCTAGTTCGCGGGCAAGCACCTCATAGCTTGTGGCACCACTGATGGCGGTGAACAGATTGGCGTAACGAAATAACGGGCCGGTAACCGGAAGGACAGCCGTTTGCCCATACATCGTAATTTGATGACTGTGCTCTAAGGGGCGGCCCAGTCGCTCGGTGATGGCTTCGATCGAGTCCTGCTCGCGCTTGGCAATAGTGAGCACCGTATCGAGTGAGGGCTCTGTCATCGCCCAGGGTGTGCCGGTAGCGTAGTTCCAAAATCGCATCAGTGAATCTCGGTTAAGTTAAACAGGGGTGTTGGTTTGTGTATTAGCTTCATCGGGTGAGTGATCTGGTTCGGTATCTGGCTGGCTATTGCTAGGGTCAGCTACTGGCTCAGGCATGATCGGTTGGATAGCGAGCCCTAACTCACGCATCTTGGTCTGTTCGCGAGCGCGCTGCTCAAGCACCTCTTCCCAGTCCAATCCCTGAATTGCACACTCATCTTCCAGCGTGGAGAGCCCCGTCTCCAGCCGAAGCTGCGAGGCTTTGGCCTCTTTGACTGGGTCGATCCAACCACGCCCTGGTCCGATCCATTTACAACGGGTCCAGAGCGCTTTGTTTTCGTAGAAATTGGGTGCTTCAATCAGCCCTTTATTGATCGCTTCCTCTAACCAGAGCTCATACACCGGGCGCGCCCAATAGGTGGCTAACCACTGACGACGGCCCATGAAGTAACGCCAGGCCTCCATAAGTGCAGCGCGGGCTGAGGAGTAGTTGGTTTTCGAGAAGTCCTTCATCAATAGTTCGAACGGGATGTTCAAACCGGTACCAATATGGCGTAGCACGTTCTCTACAAACTGTCCGTAGCCACTGTTGGGGCGGCTCGGTGTAAATGCAGAGACCTTGTCGCCTGGGAATACCGGAATAATCGCACCGCCTTGCAGGCGAACTTTCCAGTCGCTACGAGCGGCAATGTAATCCTCGACGCTACCACCAAACATTTCGCTGATGGACTCGCTGTCGAGTGGCGTTTCAACGAAGGCGGCGATCATGGCATTCACAACAGCAGCCTGAAGCTCACTGTGTTCGTAGTGATCGAGCATCTTGAACAGCGGCATGACACTGGCCAGCAATGGCTTACCGCGACTTTGTCCGGTGCGCTCTTTATCGTGGACATGAATCACACGGCGCCGGCCAAATCGAGTCTGTGCCGGGATACGCTCGTAGGTTAGGTTGAGTCGATCAACACCCCACCGCATATCGCCCGGATGCTGTTTCGAGATCCAGTAAGCGAGTGGGGCGCCGTAACGGTCGACTTCGACACCGCCGCGCAGGCGCTTATCGTTGAGCTTGCCAGGCGGGGTATCCAGCCTGTCGCTCTCAATCAACTGCAAGGTGGTTGCAAATACGCCACCGCGATCAGGCAGCCAGAGTGGCAGTGCTAGGGCTTCTCCGTTAAGTAGCCCAGCTCTAAATACCTGTGTGGTTAGCCCATGAAAGTTGAGACTTTTGGCTGCGTCACAGTCCGTTGTTTCCGCCCAACTGCGCCACAGGGCTTCGGTTTTTCGGGTCCACTCGTCGGCCCAGGTTTTATCAAAGCCCAGTGCTCGATAATCAGGCGTTGCTGCTAATCGAAGACCGGTACCGACAACGTTATCCGTGATGGTTTGAATAGCGCCTGAAGCCACACCATGGTTACGCGCCAGATCCCTTGAACGTGAAACGAGTGTTCCAAGTTCGTCGACCAGATCACTATCAGCGGAGCCCGTTTGAGGCTGCCAGCTGGCTAACTCGCGGGCCGTTAATGAGGCAGCTCTGTGGGCTGTGTCTCGCGTATCACGTTGTGCCACGGTTAAAACTCCACAAACAGAGCGCGTCGGCCAATGCCTCGCTCTTGGCGGCGAATATCGAGCTTTAACTGCGCGATATAGCGCACTAACTCTGCCTGATTGGCTGCTGAGTAGGTGATGCTGCCAAATCCACCGACGTTAACGCTCGCCTCTTTCTGGCCTGTCAGTAACAGATGAAGGGCCTCTTCGGCTTCGCTCAGGCGTTGTTTTAAAACAGTCAGTTCGGTCATGCGCTCCTCGCGGTTTATAGATAGGGGTCATCGGCCACCGCGGTAGCGCGTTGTTTAAAAATGGTTTTTGTTTTACTTGGTTGTGGCGCCTCAACGGCAGGATGCGTGGTAGTCACTGCAATCTGCTCGTCCTGTTCGACAGGGAGTGACTTGATAGCTTCACGCATCTTTTGCCACTGGCGATCGGTAAAGCGATCGAGGCCATATATGCTGGCTGCAGCACGGGCATAAACTCGGCAGTCCAACGCTTCGTTGTTTCGTGTTGGGTCCTTTTCCCAGGTCGCGCGCGGAAAACCCTTGTGGATGCGAATAACACGTCGCTCGGCAGTGAGCTGTTTAAAATACTGCTCGCCATACTCTGGGAAGTGGCAACTGCCCGGTGCTTCAATCTCGCCTCGTTCGCGCTCTTCATCGGTCAGTCTGGGCAGTTTAAGCCAGCGATAGAGTTCGGTTTTGGCCACCGGGCCACTGACATTCCAAACCCTGAGTCCGCGGCGTTTGCCACCGGTATCGGCTTTGGACACACTTAAAATCAGGGATGTATCGGTATCACGTCCTTTAATGGCCACCACAGTGCGCGGTTGCGATGCACGCGCTCCGGCTCCACCCCATACCGCTTGGGGATGATTCCTGACCCAGCTGTACACCTCTTGAGTGGCGTAGCCTGAGTCGATACAGAGCACTCGAATCGGCAAAGAGCCACCGCGTTGATGCGGCCAATCCTCGGCTAGAAGCCGGTCGAGCTTTTGCCACACCTCCGGTTGAGCGGTATCGCCGTCCAATACGCGGTAATCCACCGACCAAGAACGTTTATCTTCGCCCCAAGCAACAATCTCGATTTCAATACGATCGCGTTGCACGTCGGCACCGGCAGTAAGGAACAGACCTTCGGCTGGTACTCGCCCAATCGGATAGGATTCGCGTCGTTCGTATAGGCGCTCCCATTCAGGCGCTTCGAACTCCTCTTCAAAGGGCTCGCCCAGTACGGTATTCACAAAGCCCTTCATCAAATCCGGACTGTTTTGGGCTGCTTCAAACATCTCGGCGGCATCTGCCCAAGCAAACCAGCCGACTGGGCTGTAAAGCGATGAGAGGTGATAGCCTTGAGTTCGGCCATCACCCTCATTGGTGGCGATCCATTCGCCTTGCGCCAGCATCTGGGTTTTATAGTGCTCCTCTATGAGGTGCTCACAGGATTCACAGCAGTATTTGGCGGAACGTTGTTGGCCCTCGGGCCAACGCAATTGAGTGAATTTGAGTGCCTGTTTATGGCCGCACTCTGGGCAGGGTACTTGAAAGTAGCGCCTGTCAGAGGCATCAAACTCGCGTTGAATACGTGAGAGTCCTTTAATTGTGGGTGTGCTCACGAGCAGTATCTTGCGACGGCGCTGAAAGGTGGCGCTGCGTCGCTCAGCCAACAGGATAGGGTCACCTTCACCCTCAACATCGCCGGGATAGCCATCAATTTCATCCATAAAGAGGTAGCGGGCAGGCATGGATCGAAGGCCGACCGCGCTGTTCGCACCGGTCATGACCAACACCCCTCCGGGAAACTCTTTTGAGAGTACTGTGTTACCTGAATCACGACTGCGTGCTGGCGCGACACGTTCGCGCAGCTCTGCGACTTCTTGGATTTGCGGATCGATACGCTGTCGTGAGTTACGTTTGGCCATCTCAACCGTGGGGGAGACTGCCATCATGGGGCCAGGTGCCACATGAATTACATAGCCAATAAAGTTATTACCTGCTTCCGTTCCGCCCACCTGTGCGCCCTTCATAAAGACCACGCGCTGCACCGGCGAGGCGACGGATAAGCAATCCATAATTTCGCGCAAATAAGGTGTGCGTTCGGTACGCCAGCGACCAGGTTCGGCTGCAGATTTAGCAGAAAGTACCCGGTAACGATCCGACCACTCTGCGACACCCAGAAAGGGGTCCGGCATTAACCCATCGCGCCAAGCCTTCTCGATATCCAGCGCACCTTCGTAGTATTCAGTCGACACGGGGCTGGATCTCGGCAAGTTCTTTAAGGTGTTGGCGCACTTGTTCCTCAAGCGCCACGTGAAGCGCATGCGCATCGATGTCTAGATCGGCGGCCATCTGACTCGATATGCGCGATGGCCAGCTCATCCAGGCATCGCGTTCGGCGCGCGCCAGTTTGAATACATGGGCGATCGCCTGCGAGCGATCGACTAACTCACCCTTAAGTTGGGCGAGGCGAACCTTATTCGTCTGCGCTTTGACCACTTCGTTGGCGGTTCTGGCCTGTAGCAGCGATGTATTGCTGCTCTGAGGCGGAGCGCTGAAGGTCTCTGCGGATTCCTGTGAAGGTTTGAGGGTGTTTGCTTTCGGTGTGTCGGGTGTTTTCTTGCGGCTGATCAGGGTGTTCTGGGCCCACTCTTGGTCGGCTTTCTCCGGATCCAAAGTACCATCGGCCAAGGGTGTGATGCGTCCGGTATCAATCGCTTTTTTAACGGCGACGTGAGATACGCCTCGGTGGCGCGCATACGCGCGGATAGATAGCCCCATGGATGTTTAACTCGTGCGTTGGTTGACCTCCCCGAGATCAATTGAGAGCAGAATTGACTTGGCTTCTCGTTGGAACAGAGCAATGAATGACACCGTCACCAAGACAATGTAAATGCTCGAAACCTAAGGAGAATGAGCCATGCCAATCCAAAAAGTACCTACCCTGTCACCTGATGAAATCGACCTGCTACTGGAATTTATCGCTCGCGACCACTTGATGATCGACACCCTTGAAGTACGCCATCGTGATGGACTCGATTTTCATGAAGTCGGTGTCGCCAGTCTTAAATCTGCATTGCTAGCCGCGTTTGATGCGGGCCGCCGCGCCGACCGCCGTCAAGCAAGCCGACGCCGAACCAACTTTGGTCCGGTTACGCCAGCAGCGCGAGCGGTGTTTGTTCCTTCGGTCATGATGTGAGGTGTTCGATGTCTGATCTTCTTACCGATAACCAAAAACGTATCGTTCTGCACGCGGTTAATGAGACCAACGGTGAGATCCGTTGGTTTCCAGAGCATATCCACGGCGGAGCGCAACAGAAGATTTTGCAAAGCCTCGCCTCAAGGAAGTTGATTGCTCAGATGGGTGATACTTGGCGCTTAACCGATCTCTGTTACCAAGTGCTAAGACTACCGGATCCGGCTTTCTTTGATGCCGAGATTGCGGATATTCCCGTCTTTGTGAAATCCATCAAATCAGAGTCTGGTAAAAAGCCGGCACGACAAACGAAACAGCAGATCATGATCGATCTTCTCTCACGAGCCGAAGGTGCGAGTATTCCAGAACTGATGGACGCCACCGGTTGGCAGCAACATACGGTTCGTGGTGCGTTGTCGGGCACCCTGAAAAAACGTCTGGGTCTTGAGATCGAATCGATTAAAACGTCTGGATCTGACCGAACCTACCGGATACATAAAATCTCGGATGAATCCTCATGAATGCGTTAAGCAAGCCTGTCGTTGTGGATCCGCTGATCTGTGCAGCTTTGGCTGCGTTGACTGATCTCGTCCCCAGTTATGCTAGTGCAGATCTCAAGTTAAAACAGCGAGTCTGCAATGCGATGCAAGCCGAGTTGGATTTTGTTCAATGTTCGTTGGATCAAGATCGCCGGATAGGTGAATGTGTCTATCAGGCCGGTTGGCACAATGCGGTTCTTAGGTTGGCATTGGCCGGGATGCGAGAGTTGTTGAATTAATCCACTGTCTCGTTTATTTCACTCTCAGCGTCTACTGAAGCGGGTTCGAGATCATTGAACGGTAACCCGTCGCTTTCGCGAATTGCTTGATCCCCTGTGTAGCTCTGCCAGCGCCGAACGATGACGTCGACATATTTGGGATCGAGCTCGATCAGTCGCGCTCTGCGGCCTGTTTTCTCGGCGGCGATCAGCGTTGTTCCGGAACCACCGAATGGGTCTAGAACGATATCGCCTGGGCGACTTGAATTGCGCAGTGCTCGCTCAACCAACTCCACCGGTTTCATGGTGGGATGGAGGTCATTCTTCGCAGGCTTTTTGATGTTCCAAACATCGCCTTGATCTCGCGCTCCACACCAATGGCGGTTCTGACCTTCTGGCCAGCCATACAAGATCGGCTCGTACTGGCGCTGGTAATCTGCTCGTCCCAGGGTAAAGGTGTTCTTCGCCCAGATAATGAAGGTTGACCATTTGCCACCCGCTTCTCTGAATGCGCCCTGGAGTGTATCCAGTTCGCTGGATGACATAGCGATGTAGACAGCGCCTTTACAGTGGTGAAGCATCGGCTGAAAGGCGGCTAGCAAGAAGGCATAGAAACCTTCACCGAGATTGTCGTTTAGAATTGGACGGTGCGTACCGCGCTGTTTATCTTTGGCGGTGTTGGCGTAGTCGACATTGTAGGGCGGGTCGGTGAAGACCATATCTGCGGTGTCGCTTGCCATGACGGTCGCAAAACTGTCGTCCTCGGTTGAGTCACCACAGAGCAGTCGGTGATTACCCATAATCCACACATCGCCAGAGCGAGAGATAAGCTCATCACCCAGCTCCGGTGTTTCATCTTCATCGGTGATTCCCTCAACAGTGGACTCTTCAGCCACAAAGATTTCATCCAGTTCATCCGGATCAAAACCAGTCAGATCTAGGTTAAAGCCTTCATCGATCAGTGCCTGAAGTTCGGTGCGCAGTAGCTCGTCATCCCAGCCAGCATTCTCAGCGATTTTGTTGTCAGCGATGATCAGCGCTTTGTGCTGAGCGGGTGTGAGATGATCAAGCACAACCACGGGTACTTCAGTGAGCCCGAGTTTCTGTGCGGCGAGCAATCGACCATGGCCTGCAACGATGATCTTGTCAGAGCCTGCTAGGATCGGATTGGTGAAACCAAACTCAACAATCGAAGCGGCAATTTGACTGATCTGCTCAGGTGAATGGGTGCGAGCGTTACGTACGTAGGGCAGTAATGACTCTGTCGGCCAGGACTCAATTTTTGTGGAGATCCAAGGTTCAGACATTGATTAATCCCGCTTCGTAAATCGTTTGGTGGTTGTTGCGGTAGGCAGTGAAGGTTTGCTTTGGCTTGCCGCTTGTTTCGAGGCTGATGTGCGTCCAGCGACCGAACTCATTGATCAACTGGCCGTAGGGCAAATTCATCGATTCGATCAGTGTACAAAGATCAAATGGAGTGATCCCCGGCACGATGATGTCTGCTGCCTTGCCAGTCATATGCTGGCTGGTGTTACTGCCGCCGATGGCCTGGTTAAGTTCAACGGAGCGATAGCCAGAGGTGATAATCACAGGGCGAGCCAAATGAACACGTAGCGGCTCAAGGAGCTTTTCGCAAAGACCGCTCAGGTTCGCAATCACCTGGTCGCTCGGTTGATTATCAATTCCCTGACGAGCCGCCGTTTCAGACACGACAAACTCTGCCAGCTCAAAATGTTTGGAAAGCAGCATGAATATTCTCAGTAGGTTGAAGTGGTAACCACCGCTGGTAACTTGCTGGGGTGGTAACCTAATTTTTTAGGCTGTCGCTAGCGAAATGCCGGGGTCTTGCCCCCCGCATAGCACACAGGCCCAGGAAGGACCCATTAAGTTTTCGCATGAGCCCGCAGGCGGTTTTGGCGCGAGCCCGCAGGAGCCCTAAACAACAAAGGCCGCGGTGTTAGCGCAGCCTTCAAATAGATTTTTCTCGAGGTTAGATCAAATCATACACCAGATCGGCGAAAGTGTTGCAGGGTCAGAGGGGCAAGGCTTTTGGCGTTAGCCCGCAGTAATCTGCAAGCCAAGCCATTTACCTGTAAATACCTCTACATTCATTTTGATTAGATGAAATTGCCTCTGCTAGTGAGGCGATTGCCATCTTCCACCTACGCCAAGCCGTTGTCCGATCACACCCCATTCGCGCACAGATCTCCCGCCACGGATAGCGCTCAGCTCGCATCCAGAGGAGATGACGTTGCTCTTCCTCGAGCCACACCATCCAGGACATCACCTCAAGCATACGTTCAACCGCTTCGGGTGAGGGTGGGATACGAATGGGCTCAGGCTCCGCTCCAAGATTCTCCCAGGGCATGCGTTTGATGGCCGGCCATGCGTTGAAGTATCCCTGGACTTTCACGGGTGGAAGTCGGTGTGCGGTGCGTGCTGCCTCATGCAGTCGCTCTGCAATTTGCTCTTCAGTCAGCCTAGCCACGTTGACCTCCTTCCTCACCGTAGAGGCGATCGCCGATGTTACGAAGCAGCTGTTGCTCATACCAATCGAGCCGCTCATCCTCGGGTGAGATGACCAGAATGTGCTGCTCTTTCCAGCCCTGTTTTTTGACGTCCTCTGGATCTGGTTTCTGGTTGACTTGTAACCGTCCCAATGGGCAGCGGTAGCGAGGTTGGGGTGTTTTCATGCTGATACCTCCTGTGTATCCAAAGCCCAGTAGAGCAGGGCGATTGCATCTGCTTCGTTGTCGTCGACAGGCTGGTGGCCTCGCTGTTGAACTGCCTTGATCATCAGTTCCTTGCTAGCGTTACCTTTTCCGGCGGCGTGTTTTTTGATGGTGCCCACAGGCACGCCTTGGTATGGAATACCGTGATGCTCACACCAAGCGGTGAGGTGAGCCATGAAGCCACCGTAGGCATGTGCCGCATCCACACCTGCGTGCCGGCGAACCTCTTCGAAGTAGACGGCATCAATGCCATCGGTATGGCTCTTCAATTCAGTGAGCCAGCGTTTGAATCTTAGGTAACGCATACCACCGCCCTCAAAGCGTGAGGGCTTGAATGATTCACTGCCGCTGATGATGTCTCTGTCACCGGATGAGAGTGCCCAACCGGTTTGAGTGCCAAGGTCGAGTGCCAGTAGAGTGAACCGCTTGACCGAGTGCAGATCCCTACCGTTGGGATGGAGAGCACCCCTCTGGGGCTCTCCTCTCCCGTAGGGAGAGGGGGTCTGCGTGCAATCTGGAATTGGTGTGTAACTTATTGATTTATATGGGATTTTAAGCAGATTGCAGACGCTCCCCGCAATCTGGTCTCTGCAATCTGCAAACTGGAATAAGTTACTGATTTTATTGAGGTTAAGTTTGCAGGCAGATTGCAGATTGCAGCAAACTGCTCCAGATTGCAAAACTCCAGCGACTGGTTTTTCGGGGTAAATTGGTAGGCAATTCATCATAAATTATCCTCTTGATAGATCCATATGTTCGGGTTTTCGACGGGCAGTGCCGCGCCGGTTTGGGGGCATTTGTAGTGAGTGGGAAGCACGGGAATTTGAGATGGGATCAACTCACCGGTTTCGTGATTGAGCGCGTTACTGCCAGGAATGGTCATCTTTTCCACGCAGAGATAGCCGTACTTGCTGCGCACCAGTGGTGGCAGGTTGTAGTGGTCGGTATCGCGAAAGAACTTGAGATAGCCCTTGGTTGCCAAGACAGCGAGTCGTTCATTGATGGTGCGGTTAGCACCAAGCCCGGCTTTACCCTCGAACGCTTCTGCAAACTGGTTAGCGGTGTAGACACGGCCTTGGGCCGCCTCTTCAAAGATCAGTTGCAGGATGATGTCTTGCTTGCGACGTCGTTCGGCATCGAGCTTTTCGCCATGGCTCTGGTTTACTAGCCGATCGCTGGTTTCGACCGGGCGCCACTCGCCATCGACTTTATCCAGATTGAACTGCGGCAGGCCTGGACCGTTACGTAGTTCAAAGATCAGCTGGCGCGCGCTGCGTGTCTCGTCGGGACGAAACAGCAACATCCCAGTGGTGTAGTAACCTCGCAGACTGCCCGCACCGGCGAGCGCTTGAAACGGGTCCTCCTCAAACTGTTTCTTGCCCAGCTTGCGAGTGTGGTGGGCGAGAATGATGCCGGCCTCTGGATTGATCGCATGACGCAGCTGTTCGACTCTTTGCGATAGGAAGAACAGCATGGCACCGTTATCGTTCTCACCGCCACCGTCTCCGCCATCAAAGACGTTACGAATCGGATCGATTGCAATGATGTCGGGTAGACCATCATTAAACGCTCGGTTGATTGCGGGTATTACTTGGTTGATGCCATCCTCATCTAGAATCAGACGAAGCTGTGGCGTTGCGATAAAGTTCTCACGGGCAACCAAAAGTCGGGAGGCGGGTAGCTGGATCTCCTTCACACGTTCTCGCAGGTAGTGGTACTGCACCTCGGCCTGAAGATAGAACACTCGCAAAGGGCGTGGCGGTGCCATGCCCAAGAACTCAGCACCAGCGGCCATGTGCGTTAGCCACGAGAGCAGAAAATCACTTTTTCCGACCTTGGGCGCACCACCAAATACCAACATGCCCGAGGGCGTCAGGACGCGCGGTGCGATCAAGTCGGCAGGGATGGGTGAGTCATCGTCTAGGAGCTCGCCCAACTTAAAGGTTGGGATGGTGCCTGCTTCGGCCTTAATGATCTGTTTGTCTGCTTGAGCAATAAACTCACCGCTGTCCAAACCTTGTGCAACAGCATCAGCGGCATCCCATTTGGCTGGTTGTCCCGCTGGAATTTGGAGAATGGCCACACTGGCGGCTTTCGCCGCGACACAGGCTTGAGCTGCAGCCTGCGCATAATCAATGCCCGAGGGATCATTATCGGGCCAAATCAGCACGTCCTTTCCTGAGAGGGGAGACCAGTCGGTTTTGTCGGTCGGGGCGCTGGCGCCATTCATCGCTGTGGTGGCGGTAATGCCGACAGAGTTCAGGGCATCGGCCGCTTTCTCGCCTTCTACTAATACAACTGAATCAGCAGTTGCGAGTCCTTCCTGGTTGTAGAGTGGGCGGGGATTGGGCGCTGCCATCTTTCGAGCCCGGACATCCCAGGGTCGAAACTCCTTACCCTCCGGCGTGTCGTAGCGGTAAACGCAGGCGATCAGTTTGCCGTTGGCATCGGTGTAGTCCCACTTATGGCTGTACTGCCCCAGCTCGTCGGTTGGTACTTTGGGCTGCGTGGGCACTGTATAAGAAGCAATCGCAGGGTCTCCTAACCACTGAGTAATATCAGCGATCAAATCTGGAAATTGGGAGTGGCGGTTGAAACCGCGCACCTGGCCCCATAGATCTAGAACATCACCGCGATCGTTAGTGGCAAAATCGATCCACATGCCTGCCTTTGTGCCGGTTAGTTCAATAACCAGGCTCTTGCCTCTGTTGCCGTCCAGATCGCCCACGAGGAACTGGGTGCCGCGCGTCACGCCTCGCGGGAGCAGAGAGCCGAGCACATCAGGTAGTCGTTCAAGCAGACGCTGTTTGATCTCCTGTGTGGTCGGCTTGGATGGCTGGTCCTCAGATGGCTGATCGGCCGCATCGTTGAAATCGAGCCAAACGATATTGCTCATGCCCGGCCTCCCCAGCAACGCTCCTGCCATGCGCAGAATTTGCAGGTGAAGTGACAGGGATCGGCGGCAGCTCTGGGCAACAGCTCATGCGCTTCGCAGGCATTCAAGATGCGCACTGCGCGATCGGATGCTTGTTGGGCCAGCTCCGCGTTGAAAGGCACCAACTCAAAGTAGAGTTCGGCGGTGTCTTTGTTGATGGCGGTGAAGAGTGCAGGATGCTCCGAGATACCGGGGATTGCCGTCTCCATGTATGCCTGATAGATCGCCATTTGGGTGGCGTAGACAGGCTTGGAAATCGTGACTCCTTTCTTGACGGTATCGTTCCAGGATTTGTTGTTGAGGCTTTTGCACTCCCACAGCATCGGAAAAGTCAGACTCAGCTCTGCTGGCGCTTCGGAAATAACGCCATCGATATGGCCCCTCAGCCGACCGGCGGCTGCCGTGAAGCCGAATTGGCCTCCCGTCGCAGTCTCTGTGAGAAGTGTAAAGTCCGCATCCCGCAGCCATTTAATCGCCAGTTCCTCAAAGACATGGCCGGCCTCAAAGATGCGCAGGGTTTTACCTGAGAACTCACGTCCGGTATCGACGGGTGCATTAAGGTATTCGTACTGCAGCGCCCGATCACACGCGACGCCCAAGCGCGAAGCACCAAGGTAGTCTCGCGGGGTTTGAGCATTTCGATCCTTCGCCAACCCCTCATCGATGAAAGCGCTGATGCGCTCGCTCAGGTTGTTTGATGAATTAAAGTCCAACATCGCAACTTCCTAGAACGGCACATCGTCAGGCGTGTTGGCACGCAGGTGGGCAAAGTAGCCATCGAGGACGGTTTCGATCAGTTGCAGTATCTGTTCGCGACTGTAGTCAGCGAGAGGTTTGTCCATACCAATCTTGGCGACGTAGTCACCCAGCACCGGAAGTACAGCGACTACGGCCGCGTTTTCGTTATGAGTAGGGTCAATCACATGACCTCCTTTAAATCGTTGTTGATGAATCTCTTGGCAGGCCATTGAGCAGAAGCGTTTGAATGTCCTTTGCAAGTCAGAGCGTTTTAGTGACACCCAACAAAACCCGCGCCCTTCACGCCCGCAGATTGCGCACAACATCAGGCGGCCTCCTGTGCTTTGGCTGCAGCGAAGATGCGCGTTTGAATGGCTCTTTTGTTAAAGCGGAAGGTGATCAGACACGAAGCCTGATAGCGTGTCAGTCCGAAGTCTTGTTGGTATCCTGCAGGTAGGTATTTGAGTTGTTGTTGAGTGACACTTTGGCTCAGCCAAGTACGGGACTTCCGAGCAGCCTCCTCGTTTTCGTGCTGGTTAAGCCAATCGTCGGCTGCAGCGATGCCAAGTGTGCGCTCACCGATCGAGAGCAGATGCGTTCCCAGCCCTTTACCACCGCCAACGGCGAACCATTGACCGTTTAGATAAAACACACCCGCCCATGCCGAAAAGCCTGTCGCCATAAGGGCGGTGTCATCGTCAAAGAGATCACTCCAGCGGAATGACGAGCGCTTGAGTAGATCGACTTCGGACATGACAAACTCGGTGAGTTCGGGTTTCTCACCATCGGTTGTGCGCTCCCAAACATGGCCGCACAGCGCGCACTCCATAGAAGAGAGTGGGACTTCGGCATCGCAGTCTGGACAGGTTTTGGTTGGAGCTTTGCCAGAGACCTGATGGCCGTCGAGCAGAGCCTCTTGTTCGAGCGATCCGTGCATGAGGGTGCTGGTGCCGAAGTCCAACACAATGCAGTCGGTCTTGCTGACTCCGTGATACTCTTCAGGATCGACAGTGCGAAGCCCTCGGCCGATCATCTGAATCAGTGTCGACTTGTATGAACTCGGGCGAAGCAACACCACACAATCTACCGGTGGGTGATCCCACCCCTCGGTGAGCACTGCAACGTTAACGATGACCTGTGCTTGGCCAGCCGAAAACTGAGCAATTGCAGACTCTCGCTCAGCCCTGTTCAGTGCGCCGTGAACAACCACGCTGTTCACATCGACTTGTCGAAAGGCGTTCGCAACGTTATTGGCGTGATCAACCGTTGAGCAGAACACCACCGTTTTTCGTTTGCCAGCATGTGTCTGCCAGTGCTTTACGACCGCTTCGGTAATGACCTTGCGGTTCATAATGGCGTCGACCTCATGCATGTCGAAATCATCGGCCGAGCGCTTCACTTCCGAGAGAGCGGCTTGGGTACCAACATCCACCACAAAGGTGCGGGGAGGTACCAAGTGACCAGATTGAATGAGCTCAGCAAGACTGATTTGATCAGCGACGTTGCTGAAAACCGGACGCAGTCCTTTGCCGTCTCCCCGATTGGGCGTTGCCGTTACCCCGAAGAGCTTTAGGCTTGGATTGAGCTTTGTGGCGTGCTCAATGATGGCGCGGTAACTGGGTGCTGCCGCGTGGTGAGCTTCATCAATGACGAGCAGATCCAAAGCGGGCATCTGTGCCAGATTCGATTGGCGAGAGAGTGTCTGCACCATCGCAAAGGTGGTTTGTCCCTCCCAGGACTTCTCTTTCGCATCGAAGAGAGAGGTCTCGATATCCGGATTAACTCGGTTGAACTTGGAGGCATTCTGCTCGGTGAGTTCGTCACGGTGGGCGAGGACACACACTTTGGCCTGAGTACCCTGGATCCAACGCCCCGCAACACCTGAGAGCATGATGGTTTTGCCAGCACCGGTTGGCGCTACGCCCAGAGTGTTGTTATGTTTATCGAGCGCCGATAGACAGCGCTCAACAAACACTTTTTGACGGGGACGAAGAATCATTAGCGTACTCCCTTACTGAGCCCAGGCTGGGCGACCGCTGGGTACAGCCGGTTGCTCTTGAGTAGGTGCGGTTTGAGGCGCTGGTGCTGAGTAAACAGCCGGTGCGGGGGCAGCAGGAACAGAACCCATCGCTTCGGCATATCCCTTTTGATCAGGTGTGACCGCTGACTTGATGATGTTTTTCAGCTCACCATTCTGGTCCTTGTCGACATCGATTTTGGCAACAAACTCGACCCCTTCAAGATCGGAAAAGCCAGAGATGCGGCGCATCTGTTGAGCCTTGGGTGATTGATCTCCGGGGTGCAGGCCACGCGATGAATTCAGGATGCCTTTGATAAAGCTGCGACCCATGTTGGCCCACTCAGGTCCTTTCGGACTTTCCAGTCCGATAAGGCTCCAGATTTTTCGTTTGGCAAAGGGACCTTCTGTAACCACAAACTCACAGTTGAGGTAGACCGATCCGGTCATCGTGCTTTGCGTGGCAAAGCCTCCTGTCCAACCTTGGCTTGGGTCATCAAGTCCACCGGGTTTAATCGTCATGCGAACACGAGCGACCGTTCCTTTGGGGATGACGTCGTAAGATTGCTGATCATCAGCGTTGTTAAAGTCGTTCCAGAGGCTCATAGGGCATCTCCTGTGTCTGGGGTAATTGGCTCTTGAAGTGGTTTAGGGCTGTCAAAACGGAGTCGCTCCGGCGCTGGTGCTGCGGGGCTTTTTATCTTGGCCATCAGTCGGCCCAGGTGCGGCTCCTCGATGGTATCCAGGCGGCCGCTGCGATCCTTGGCGGGGTAGCCCCACTGGTTCAGCGTGTGGTTGATGAAGGCACGGAATGGGTTGCCGTCTTCGTCTTTGAGTTCAGCCATAGCGATGACTTGATCGACGATGCCCGGCAGTTCAAGACCCGTTTTAGAACCGTCGATCTGCGGGGTGAACAGCTTGCGGTTGTAGTCGTCGATACGCTCATCGAGGATGCCAACGAACCAGATATTCTTCATGCGGGTGTGCTGAAGGTGCGTGAGCCAGGCAATCATCTCCTGGCCGTGCAGACCATAGGCGCCGCGCATATCTGGTTTACCGCTGCGCTCGCTGAATGCCTGAGGCTGACCTTTACACCACTGAAAACAGAGGCGACCGGCAACCGTGATTGAGTCGATGAATATGGTCTCGTAGCGTTCTAGCTCTGCCGGATTACCGAAGCGCTCACAGACAGCGTCATAGTGACTCTGGCTGTAGACCTGATCATCACGAAGGGCAGGGTTAGGACCACCAATAAAGACGGCAAAGTCGCGACACTCGGGCCAAGTCTTGGGACGAATGCTGTCACCGCTCCAGCCTTCGATAGCCAGATCACCGGCCTCGAGATCGAAGAAGAGGGTGCTTGGTGCATCCAGCGTCCAGAGCAGTGATGTTTTACCGATGCCACTTTTGCCGAAGATGCAGCCTTTGATGCCACGCTTTTCGGCGAGGCGTTGATCCGCTGAGATAATTGGGAGGCTCATGACTGGACCTCCGAAATCAGTGCCAAACGGAAGCTCGGCTTGCCGGTTTTCAGGGTGCGAGCGCCAGCAAATGAGGACTTGAGATTATCGGGCCAAGCTTCGTATTTACGCTCGGAAACTTTGTAGCTGATGTCGATGTACTGACCCGGATCTTCGCCGCTGGCGGCGATGCGCTTGGCGATCTCATCAAGCTTCTTCTGATCCCAAGTGACACGCTTGGGTAGGTCAGCCGAGATACGGACTTCGCCATCGTCGAAATGCACGACGCCCGTGTCTTTGCCTACAGAAAGACGCTGCTGTTGAGCCTGGGTGTTGTAACGTTGCTCTAGCACACGATCCACTTGCTCGCACAACGCTTTAGCCATAGCGAGTTGATCGGCTGCATCATTTTTGAGGCGAAACAGCGAATCACTCGATAGCTCGGCAAGTGTGCTGACTGGGGTGCAGATAATCTCGTTGATCTGTTGAAGGTTCATGCCACACCTCCTGCATGCACGCTTTGCGAGGTGCTTTTGCGAAGACACTCCTCCTCATAAGCCTGGATATCCTCTTCGCGATAAACGATGCGGCCATGTAGTTTGAGAAAGACCGGGCCAATGCCCTGCGAGCGCCACCGTTCGAGGGTGGTCTCGCTGACACACCAGCGCTCGGCTAGTAGTGTCTGGTTGATGTGTTTGATACTCACGTTGCACTCCTGTTGGTTATTGCGAAAACGTGAGGTCAGTTTGGTGGGGAGGATGTAGGGGCGTCAGCCAACGTGATGGGGGGATGAATGGGGGGAGTAAACCGATCAAAAGTTAATCGGCCAGAAACAAAAATACCGCCCGGAGGCGGTTATCTGATGTCAGTGCACAGCTGACTTAGTTATGGGCTGCTTCGTGACTTACTGCTTTAAGATCTATATTGAGTGCACGCAAAACAAGCAGAATGGTTTCAAAGCGTGGCTTGGCTCCGGCAGACAAAGCTTTGTAGAGACTTTCACGCCCAAGCCCGGTTTCCTTGGCGATCTGTGTCATTCCGCGTGCTTTGGCTATATGGCCAATTGCTCGTATCAGTTCATCGCTGTCACCATCTTCTAAGACAATAGACAGATATTCCGCAATATCATTTTCATCGCGGAGTTGGGACGCCATATCAAACTCAGGTAGATTGGCGACATTAAGTGGTCTGCTCATGTTCTACTCCTCCGACGACTTTGCCATAGGTTTTGATGGTAAACATAAATCAAGTGTATCCGAGTAGATACATTCCTAGCAACTTTAGGTCACAAATCCCCAAATACCTTTCTCGTGATTTGTAATGTAATCGCGCCATTGGGAATTACTTTTAAAAAGGTCCTGCATTCGCCTACTGCGGCCCAGATTTTGTGTGCCGTAAACGCTACCGAGAATTTCAGCGGCGGAAAGCTTCCATCTCCCCTTGTTCGCCTGCTCGGCCATATATTTGACGGCTGCCGCCTGCTTAAGACCGGTGATCACCCAAGGTACTGGGTTGGTGCGAATGGTCAGCTTATTGCTGTATTCATCAAAATGAACTGGCGACCTTTGGTGGTCGTCTGGGAAGTTCGCTCCAGTCACCAATTGGCTGAGCCTCTCCATATCGATTCTCGCTACGTTCTGCGTCGAATCGATTACCTCTTTGATAGGTATGACTCGATAGTGACGTGGCACTGTAATGATGGCGGGTAGAGAATTACCCGTCGTGAGAATTATCCCAAGATCGGACAAGTCAGTTTGCTGTAGACGTTGAAAAACGGCATCAACAGACAATGCCAAACCGCGGGCTACCCAGATGTCCGTGAGTGTAGGCCCCACGCGGACTTTACCGATTCGCCAGAGTGTTCCCTGAATGTCGGCTTGTGATATTCCGCTACGAAGAGCCACTGGGATATCTAAGAGGTCAGCCATAGCGTTTAGAAACAGTTCTTTCCGAGGGTGGTATATGCCTATCTCTGTAGGCTCTATCGCTCGGAGCCTAAAGGTTTCTGGGCAACGGTATAGATATCGGTCAGACCCATCATCCGGAAAAACATCAACGTCACAGTGATCATTACCATAGGGCGCCTGGTAGTAGCCGGCATAGCCAATACAATCACACCATTCAGAGATGCGTTCTGAATCCAGTGCTTCGTATTGGCGAAGCCTCCACCCAGGAATGCCGGTCAGTATTTGCCCGTCCTCACCAACCACCCTTTGAACGGACTGTTCGAAGAGCTTTATTAGATCAAGCAGCGAGTGGGTCGATAGGGCGCGCATCCTTCGAGACCTCCTTGACGAGATTCCATTTGTGAAGCAGGTGGTCACATAAGGCGCGATCCTTCTCACGTTTGGTTTTGATATTGCAGCGGTTTTCGCCACGCAGTTCAATGGTGATCGTTCTGGCGCGACCGCGACCCTCTTTGCGTAGTTTGATGGAGATCTTGGCGTAATTCAGTGTGTAGTCACGGAATTCGAATGCGGGATTGTTGTATAGGCTCTTTGCTGCGCTGTAGATATCTTGAGGGTCTCGGATGGAGACCTTGGCAATCGAGGATCCGCAAATCGGTCCAGCATACCCAAGCTCAAGGACTTTAACGCTGGTGACTGGTTCGTTTGAAATATCAAAGTTTCGCGGTGCCGCCAGACTTTGGTAATCGTATTGCTTGATAGGGACCGACTCGCCTGTGATGGGTGAAGCAAGCAGTGTGCCGGCAACGATGGCTGCCAGAGCGTCACGCCCCTGCGTATCCTTAGATAGTACCTCAACGTAACCTTTATCGGGTTCGTAGGTGATATGGGACGAAATAGCCCGAACCACTTCGTTGGCTACAAGTTCGCTATGCTGAACGCGTTCTACGATTTCGGGTGGGCGGTTGTAGTGAATGCTGACCTGATACAACGCGATGGTTGGCTCTGCTGTTGTGTCAGTCCGTAAACGACGGAAAACTTGAATTGCGATCTCATCTTTTGGGCAACCGAAATGTGCCGCGGCCGCTTCATGAAACCGCTCCTGTGATTGCTCATCTTCATGGAGGATCAAGTCTACATCGGCTAAGAAGCCTGAGTAGCAAGATTGGCTCTGACGAAAGAGATCGGCCTGACGTGAGTTCAGAGCCTCATCAAATAAACGGGGCTCATTCTCGAAGAACCAGAGTGATCTATGATAAGGGTTTCGCAGAGCAGAAAAAGCCTCTAACCCCTTATCTGTCTTGATCTCTTGCTTGATTCCTTCAATTACATCTTGCCCTGCTCCATCGGAAAGCAGCGCGATGCTTTCGCAGAGCTCCTCCAATTTTTGAAGTGTGTGAACACTCAGCTCTGACATATGGGTGGTGAGTACAGCACGTTGGGCGGTTAGCGTGTCTTTGGTATTGAGTTCAGGGATTTCCACAGATGTTTGTTGGGCCAGAAACGTGCGGCACACATCAGGTGGTAGATGCCGAATCAATTTTGAAATGTATTCATGATCGGTCATGTAAAGCTCCTTCATCGGGCGGTGAGTTGTTATCAGCTACCACCCGAGTAAGGAGCGACGCTGGTTTAAAAAGTTCGCTATACCGAACAAAACTGATTCTGATAATCGATGCTAGGTTTGTCAAGCCAATACAAAAGTGTTCTTTCTGGTGGTATCCTGTGAGTAAGTCTACAAGTCATTAATACTCGGAGAAAAAAGTGCCTTCGCCACTGGGAAATAAAATTAAAGCCCTGAGAAAAGAGAAGAAGTTGAGCCTCGATAAGCTGGCGGAGATGACCGATTCGAGTAAAGGCTACCTGTGGGAGCTGGAGAATAAGGATGATCCGAACCCATCTGCCGACAAACTGGCAAAATTAGCGAAGGCTTTGGAAGTGACCAGCGAGTTCCTAATGACGGCGACGGATATGACGCCCGATCAAGAGGTAAAGGACATGGCATTTTTCCGGAAATACCAGTCGCTGTCCGATCCCGATAAGGTCAAACTCCAGAAAATCCTGGACGCCTTTGATTGATGAGCCAGTTCAAGCGCCCAGTGCGCACTGCTAACCAAATATCTGCAATGCTTAATCAAGTGTTGGGGCCTGATCGTTTCCCAGTTGATGTGGTACGACTGGCGCAAGATTATTCTCAGGCTACGAGTGCCGACCCCATCACTAAGGTCGTTGGAGAGTCATTTGACGATTTTGATGGGATGTTGAAGGCATCATCTGATCAATCGAAATGGATGATTATTTACAACACTAACTGGACGGAGGGGAGGCAGCGATTCACCATCGCACATGAGTTTGGGCATTACATCTTGCATAGAAAGGACCAGCTTCAGTTCAAATGCACTAACTCTCGTGCTTCGGAGAAGGTAGGTGTAGATCGTGACCTCGAGAAAGAGGCTGATGAATTTGCTGCGGAACTACTGATGCCAGTCGATGATTTTCGCCAGCAGATTTACAACGAAGAGCCGGGATTTGAGCTGTTCAGCGAACTTGCAGAACGTTATGGCGTATCGCTAACCGCTGCGGCTCTCCGTTGGATTAAAGTCACACCTAAACGAGCAGTTCTTGTGGCCAGTCGCGACGGTTTTATGTTGTGGGCCTCCTCCAATCAGGCTGCATACAAATCTGGCGCGGTATTCGCGACGCGTAAAAATACCATTGAGTTACCTGAATCAGCGTTGGCCGTGCGCGAGGAATCTCCAGCCTATGGTTCCAAACAAACCATTCCTGCTCACCACTGGTTTGAGAATGAGCACCCTGAGCTTGAGCTGATCGAAACCATGGTTGCGACAGAGCAATACGATTACACACTCACCTTGCTGCTACTGCCAGATATTGACGATGGATACGATGACGATCGAGAGGATGAGTTGCTCGAAGATACCGTCAGCCATTTCATCTAAAACAGTGTAACCGCCTACCTCTAATCGAAAATATTTCGATCACTTTTTGCATTAGCCCTCACGAGCACATATCGGCTCGAAACTACGTGATGGCCAGATAGACCATCCACCCTGAAAATTATCGTCAACGGTCGTTAGTTATTCAGGAGTGCGTACCAATGTATCAAATCAAACAGATTCCACCCGACAAGATGGATCCGAGCCAGCGACTCAACGAAGTCGCGCAACTCCTGGCGAATGGCTTGGTTCGTCTACGCGAGAGTGGATGCGCTAGTCCGCAGACACCTTCAGAGTATAGCGAAGTTGAGCTTGGCTTCTGCCAGGAGAAGAGCGTTCATACAAACGACACCCTACACAACCATACGGAGTCGGAATGAACAGAAAACATAAACTAGTCGAGATACCTGATTCGGTTATCGCACAGATAGCGGATCTCATACAGCTGCCATTTGAGGATCTTAAATTACTCTGGTGGGAAACGTATCAAACTAAACCGCCGACCAATCGTCGTCCTTATCTTGAGCGCCGGTTGGCCTTCAAACTCCAGGAGGATGCATACCGCAAACATAACCCCGAACTGCTTGAGAAAAATAAAAAGAGAGTTGACCAACTGCTCAAAGATACAGGGAGCCCACGAAAAGCTGGCAAACAGATTCCTGAACCAGGGACTGTACTCATTCGTGAGTACCAAGGTGTGCAACATCAAGTGATCGTGACACTTGATGAGGAGTTCGAATATAGAGGGATGATTTATAGCAGTCTCTCTGAAATCGCACGGATCATTACAGGGACTCGTTGGTCAGGTCCGGTGTTTTTTGGTCTGAGGTCGGCGACTCGGCCAAAGAAAAATAAAGTGGCAGGGGGTGCTAAGTGAGTACAGAGATAAAACAGAGAAAACGTTGTGCGGTTTACTCCCGAAAATCCAACGATGAGGGTTTAGATCAAGAGTACAACTCGATTCATGCCCAGACTGACGCCGGGCACAATTTCATCACTAGCCAGCGACACGAGGGCTGGATACCAGTGGCTGATGATTATGCAGATCCAGCCTACTCCGGTGGCAATATGGATCGACCAGCACTGCAGCGTCTAATGCGAGACATTGAAGCCGGTAAAATTGATATTGTTGTTGTCTACAAAATCGACAGACTAACTCGTAGTTTGGCGGACTTCTCGCAGATGGTTGAGATATTTGATCGCCACAAGGTCTCCTTTGTCTCCGTGACTCAGCAGTTCAACACCACCTCATCGATGGGGCGACTGACGCTGAATATTCTGCTTTCATTTGCCCAATTTGAGCGTGAGGTAACAGGAGAGCGTATTCGCGACAAAATCGCCGCTAGCAAGAAAAAGGGCATGTGGATGGGTGGTATTCCACCGCTAGGATATGACGTTAAAGACCGTCATCTAGTACCGAACCCGAAAGAAGCCAAATTGGTGAAGCAAATATTTACACGTTTCGTAGAACTGGGATCAGCGACGCTGTTGGTACGAGAGCTTCAGCTTGAAAGCGCAACAAGCAAGTCGTGGACGACACAGGATGGAAACTACCGGGCCGGTAAGCCCATCGATAAAGGCATGATCTACAAGTACCTCCACAACCAGACTTACATCGGCAAAATCCATCACAAAGATAAGTGGTATGACGGACGGCATATGCCAATCATCACTCAAGAGGAGTGGGATGCAGTCCACGCGATATTGGCGACAAACGGGAAAGTTCGAGCGAATCGTACTCGAGCCAAAGTTCCATTTCTGCTGAAAGGTATCGTCTTCGGATCCGACGGCCATACTTTGACGCCTTGGCAAACGACGAAAAAGAATGGAAAGCGTTACCGCTACTACATACCGCAGCGAGATGTCAAAGAATATGCTGGCGCATCAGGTTTGGCGCGCTATCCAGCAGTGCAGTTGGAAACCACGGTAGTATCCCAGCTGCGTGAAATTCTTCGCTCGCCCCCGATGCTAGAGCGAATAATTCCGCAAGGTGTAGTACTCGATAATGATCTTGATGAAGCCAAGGTCACCGTTGCGATGGTTCAGCTCGATGGTATATGGGACCACTTATTACCTGCGGAACATGAACGCATCACCAAGTTATTGGTAGAGAAAGTTGTAGTCTCGCCCGATGATATTGAAGTGCGGATGCGTCTAAATGGTCTTGAAACTGTGACCAGGGAATTGATGTCTGCCCAGCGAAACTATGATTCTGGAGCGTCAATATGAACGAGATTGAACTAAATACATCAGGCAATCGAGAGACATATCAATCCAGTGACGGCCAGCTGAGCATCCGAATTCCGATCAAAATTAGCCGGCGTAGCGGTCGTAAGCTATTAAAAAGGCCTGATGGTGAAATCATAGGCCGGCCCTGGGATCAAAAGCCGACCATACTTCAATCAGCACTGGCACGCGGTCATCGATGGGTGAGGATGTTTGAGTCAGGCGAGGTGTCCAGTCTAAAAGAAATAGCAAAGCGAGAGGGTATCGATAGCAGTTACGTCAGTCGTATGATCAACCTGACCACGCTGGCTCCGGAGATCGTCGAGGCGATACTGGATGATGAGGTGCCGGACCACGTGACACTATTTGATTTAGCAGTGGACCCTGCTGTTATTTGGAAGGAGCAAATGGACAGTACATATTCTGTAAGCCTTGGCCGGTGAACAGAGTAGTAGACGAGGTCTACTAGAGTCCTAAGACCTGACAAGACGACTATAGAGGCTGCGTCCGCTGGAATCCACCCCTCGTAAGCTCGACGAGGTTTGGCATGAAATTCTATATTGAGACCCAATGCGTTTAATCAACTAATCGATTAGTCCGTAAGTAACTTATTGAAAATATTTAGATTATAAAAACTCGGTTCGTTGACTTCGACTTTTCGAAGAGTAGAGAGTTGCAGAGAATATCCGGTATTGAGAGACAATATTGGGAATATGTCTGAAAAATTGAGCGCGACCAACCTCTTCAGGAACACTCATTAACCCCAAAGAATACAAATAGATACGCAATAAAAAAGGCCAACCGCTTCCGGTTGACCTTAGTGTATTGGTGGAGGTGGCGGGTTTCGAACCCGCGTCCGTCAATCCTCTGCCTCAAGCTCTACATGCATAGACATCTCTATTGAGTTAACCCGTCACGAGCCGAGAGTCAGGCTGTTATGGGCGAGCCTTTTTGAGTTTTAACCCTTTGCCTTAAGGCGAAGTCTCCGGGCGATTCTATCTCATATGACACTGCCGAAACTCTGAGTTATAGACACCTTAGAGGGCAGCGCTAGCAGGCTTAGGCTGCTAGAGCGTAGTTATCGTCGTTTGCAACTATAACTGTGTGATGAGGGATTTACGAGAATCATCACATTCTCGACATGCACCTAAGGGTTCGCAATCGGCGTCGAATCCAAGTCACCCCCAGAACTGGCCAGTATAGCGTTTGCTATCTGGGTTACAAGAACTCTATTGGTTCTTGCTGAGAACACGCTGCTTTTCACGGTTCCAATCGCGCTCTTTTTCAGTCGCACGTTTGTCGTGAAGTTTCTTACCTTTTGCTAAACCAATCTCACACTTAATTTTGCTCTCTTTCCAGTAGAGGCTCAGTGCGACACAGGTGAAACCTTTGGCTTCGACTGCACCGGCTAGGCGGTTCAGTTCTGTGCGGTTCAGCAACAGTTTGCGTGGTCTAACCGGATCTGCAACAACGTGTGTGCAGGCGGTTTTTAATGGCGAGAAGTGGGCACCCAATAGCCAAGCTTCACCGTTTTTAAAATCGATGTAAGACTCAACCAGTTGTGCGCGGCCTTCGCGTAGGCTTTTGACTTCCCACCCGGTCAGCACAAGGCCAGCTTCGAATTTATTTTCGATGCTGTACTCGAATCGTGCACGTTTATTTTGGCAGATGGTGTTTCCGCCAGGAGCTTTCTTCTTTTTTGCCAT